ATAAAACAATATTTCAAGGTGTTAATGATGAGTTTGGTCCTCGGAAACACCGTCCACCAAAGGATCCTAATGATGTAGCTAAGAGTATGAAAACGCTTAATAAGCTAACTAATCCTGTTCAACACTATGAGGGTGATATCTTGAAGAAAGCGATTGATGATTACAAGAAACAAACTCTTAAGCCGATTCTAGAAAATTTGGATGAATGTCAACAGATGTTACGTTTTTATTCTCAAGAAGAAGCTCTTGATGGGATTGGTGAGTTCGGTTTGGGAGGTTGTCCTAATGATACATCAGCAGGTTTTCCGATTAATAAATCGAAGAAACATTGTTTAGTCAGAGATCCAATGGATGAATCTCTTGTGAAAATTCCTCGTGAATTTAATGATAAGTTTGATATCCAATCTGAGATTGATCGTACAGAACATTGTTGGTCTAATGGATTACGATCTGAGACAATTTTCAAAGCGAGTAGTAAAGTAAATGAATTATTACCTACAGAAAAGGCACTTGAAAAGGTGCGTAAATTCTATGGTAGTAGTTTCGCTAACTTTGTCGCTTCACGGAAAAAGCTTGCTGGAATTCCTCGCTTTATGCGAAGATTTTGGCAACAAACAGAATGTCTTGTCGGAATCAATCCTACATCAAATGAATGGCAACAGTTTTACACCTATCTAACTGAATATAGCACTACCCACATGATTGCAGGCGATTTTTCTGGTTTTGATACCAGAATGGCCGCACAAGTGACAGGAGGTGCAGCTCAAGTTATGATTTCTTGGTATGAAGCTGCAGGTTTGAGTGAAAAAGAATTAGATTCCTTACGAGGTGCTCTTTCTGATATTATTCATCCAAACATTTTGTTTGATGGTGATCTTTACCGTTTTGCAAACGGTAATCCTTCAGGAAATTTGATTACAGTTCAACTTAATAGTATCTGTAATTCTATTATGATGAGATATGTTTACTATGCAATGATGCCTAACATTAAAGAGCCTTTTGCTCAGAATGTCAGACTTGGCACATATGGTGATGATAACGCTATGTCTGTAAAGCATCACTGTCGTTGGTATACTCATACTTCTTGTCAGAAAGAATTCGAACGTCTTGATATTGGATACACCATGGCTGAAAAAGATGCACAATCTGTTCCTTATGTTACAATAGATGAGATTTCTTTTCTTAAAAGAAAATTTATCAAACATGAAACATTAGGAAAGATTGTTGCTCCAATCGAGGAAGATTCAATTTTGAAGAAATTCTATTGGTTGAAGAAACCTTCTGAAAGTCCGCTTTCACCTGAAGAACAATTCGGTGCATACACTGATGGAGCATTCAGAGAAGTATATTTGTATGGTCGCAACACCTATGAAGAATTCTCTAGAAAGATCCAAAGTATTGTTCTCAAAAATCCTTCACTGAAACCTCATATCTCATTCATACCATATGATGAGATGACAAAAGTTCTTTATCCATATTATTTGGATGATTACGTAAATGACAACAAGAAATTATTTGCAGAAAGTTTCGGAGTTTCGGAGGAAGAAATTCAAATAAGCTATTTTGATCAATCTGTATAGCTTTAACCTACGGGAAACAGATGAGCACAATAATTGATTACGGCATTTTCTGATTTCATCGATCAGATTTTGAACGCTTTATTGTGTCAGCACTATGATGAATGTGTGGTGAAGCTTAATCCAGCTTCATTGCTCTAAGAAAAACAGTGGATTACTATTTTAACATTATTTAACAAATTTTATTATCGATTTTATATGTATTTTCTGTATATTTCAAGTACTTTCATTTTTAGTGCATCTATTTTATATATTCTATATTTATCTATTTATTTTGCATGTTTTATAGAAGAAACTCTTTCTTTAGCGGCGGCTATTAAAGCAGGTGCGGAAAGAGTAGCAGGTATTACTCGCGAGCAATATATGAAGAGATTGGTCTGGTTGCGTGAAGCTACCAGATGGTCTATTTTATTTAATCGCGATGATAAAAAGAAACCTGCGTTTGTTAGGATTTCCAATGTTCTTGAATCTTTACGTTTGGATGATTCAGATGGTCGCATTCGTAAACAACCTTTTTGTGTAGGTTTATGTGGCGCTCCAGGTTGTGGCAAAACAGGAACAGCAATGAAGATTGCAGCTTCCTTAATGAAACAACGATATGGGAAATTCTCTAGTACGGATGTTGTAACTCTCAACGAAACTGATGAATTTCAATCAGAATTTCGTTCAAATAATAAGGTCGTCATTTTTGATGATATTGCAGCAGAGAATTCCAACAGATCTACAACCATTAATCCTTGGAGAAAACTTCTTGATTTTGTCAACAATATACGTAAAACTTCTTTGAATCCTAACGTTGAGTTGAAGGGTAATGTGTATATTGAACCAGATTTGGTTATATTTACCACTAATAGAACTCCAGATTTAGATGTTTCTCCTTGGATGGCATGTCCTGAAGCTATTTTCCGACGAATTTCAGCTTTGCTTTATCTTTATGATTATGAGCACGCAATTTTAATTCCTCGGACTGAACCATTATCTCAAGTTGATATTCATCATTATCATACTTATTCTCGATTAAGTGTCTTTGATTCTAAATTTAATGTATCTAATATTGGTACTACGCAGAAAAATAACATGCGATTAATTGATGATTTGATTGAAGAATTAACAAGAGATTTTGTTAAGCATATGGATGAGCAAGAGAAATATGTTCATCAAATTAATTCTTTACTTGATATTCCTGAAAAGGAATCTTCTAGTTTAAGATGTTTTTATGATGATCAAATTTACCCATTATTGCCAAAAAAGGTTCCTCTCCCGATACATATTGAGAGATTATTACCTTGGCATGAGCGCATTCCACGCAAATTTTGTGTGGAAGGTAATTTTGCTATTTGTCAAATGAATTATCAAGTTCAAAATGGAGAATCTGAAATTGAAACTAGTGAGATTTGTGGAGATGAGAAGATGGCATGGTTAGATATGGTTTTCGATGAAGAAAACTATCGAATTTTAAGTCCTTTCTTTTCTAATCTATATAAATATTTACCTACTTCTTTTGGATTTTACCAAGTCAATGATTGGTCTCGCGAACCTATTGTGAGTCCATTGAGAAATCATTTGTACAAAGATTCCGATATGAAATATCTCATTTGTGGATATTCTTTCACTCCTCAGCAGTTGAAAGAATGTTATGAGACAAAGAATATACCCTTACTTATTAGTGATGATACCGAAATTATTGAATCTCCTATTTATGAAGGTGAGATTCAACTTTTTGTTTCACACAATTATGATGTAAAACTTGATGATAATCATCTTAAAGGAAAAGCAATGAAAACTTTATTAAGAAATTGCCAACGCAAATTAGCCGAAATGAATGCTATTGGAAATTTACCTTTTACTCCTAGCTCTTTTCTGACTTATGAAGTTTTGAGAAGAGCCTTTAAACATGGATGTACTCCAGTTGGAGTAGAATATGGTTTTAATGGTCTTACTGTTGATGGTTGTTTTCGAGCAAAGAAGGGTACTATGGTGTTAATTGAAGCAAAAACTATGATGGATCCTAGACCACAAATCAAAAGATACATCAAAGATTATGCTGTTCAAGCACCAGTTATCGGAATTGGTATAAATTATACAGGATATTGGGTTTATCATGCTGGAGATGTAGATTTTGAAGATCTAGTTGCTACGGCAATGGTATGTTCAGCAGTTTTTCGTTTCTTTAATGTGCGTGGAAAACATTTAACTGTATCCATACCTTATAAGAAATACAAAGTACATGATGATACGTATACCCCTCCTAAGAAAATTTATACTTAGAAACACACCAACCTGCACAGGTTGTTAATATAGTGCACAAATTCGACATTGCGGTGTGTCGTGGAGATTTTTATGTCTTAACGAGCTTCCAAGCTCTCCATACATTGGAACATTTATATACCTAGTTAAAGGGTGATGTTTTGCACGGAGAGATTGGATCTCACGTGTTTTTTACACCAGTTAACTAGCATACTTATGAATGGGGC